TAGCCATATCACCAAATAATGCAGCCATGTCTAATGCTGTACCCTCGGCTATACCAAAAGATTTTAAGGTATTTTTTGCAAATGCTTGCACCTCTGCTGATGATCCTTTAAATGCTACATCTACTTTGTTCAAAGATTCGTTAAAATCTGTGGCCATTTTGATTGCTGCGCCCCCTAATAAGGCCAATGGTGCTGATAAACGTAAAGACATTGACTGCCCTACATCCTTCATTTGTTTACCAAATGCAGATAATTTCTTTTCAGCTGAATTTAAAGCGGCTTCCAGATCTTTGGAATTACCGTTTAGGAATATTTCTAATGTATTTGCCATACCCAAAGTTAGAAAAAAAACCAATCCTTTATTTAGATTGGCTTTTCTTGATTTGATCCATAAATGCTTTTAATTCTTCTGGTGATGATTTAGGTACACCCTTATTTAAATACACATCCTGTGGCAAAGGAAATAGCTTATCCGGTGTGATCAATTGTGATCGCTTTTTAGCTGTAGAATTCACAATCATTGCGCTTTCAAATCTACTCATTTCCCAAAATAGATTCATTTTAATTGACCAACTTTCCCCTAACAACGCATTTTCCTTCCAAGTATTGCGCCAAAAATGATCTGGTAAAATACCTGCTTGCCCTATGTAATAATCAAGCATGGCATCCCATGTTAGGGGTTTATCTGCTTTGGGTTTTTTGTGGATTTAGATACGTTCCTACGGACTCCGGCATTTAGATCATTTCCTAACACCCTTGATTCCATCAAAGTATTAATAATAATGGCCAATTGTTCTTGATCTATTTCATCCATCCAAGCACCCACATTGAATTGATTGTAATCTATTTCATTATTATTTTCCTGATCATAGGCAATAATTCCGGCATAGACTAATGCACGCATAGTACCCATGGATAAACCGGATCCAAATACCTTGTCAACCTCGGATATTTTAAATCCTGATGCTTCTTCAAATGCTGCCCAGAAATTCATTGAAAAATGTAATGTACGGGTTTTGCCTCCCAAATCTAATTGGCAGTAACCTCTGCGTTTGTTAACTTCCATTTTGTTTTTATGATTAGATTAAATTCAAATACCCAACACCATTTCTGATGTTGGGTTAATATATTTATTGCAAATTATTACAATACTGATTTAACAATTGCACCTGTAACGGTAATAGTACCACTGAAAGTTACAGCAGCTTCCATCTCACCTGTTTGCTCTAATGATGAAATAAATCCATCACAGGTATAAATTGAATCACCTGCCGTTGCTGTTCCAAAAATTGCAGTTAATTGAGTTCTTGCGATTAACAAATCCAATAATTGCTCTGCATTATTAGCATCTGAATAATCTACTAACCCATCAAATGAAATTTCACCTGATTTTAAACCTGCAATTCCTTCAGACCAACCGGCTGAATCTTTTGTCGTAGCATCAGCCACATCCAAATTAACTGATAATGTACATGATGTGGTGTGTCCTACCACTGTGCCTTCAACCTTTAATAATAGATTGGTGCCGTTAAATACTCCTGATGTTGCCATATTTGTTTAAATTTTATTGCTCTTTTTTTGTGTAAAAATAGAAAAATATCTTACACATTTTCCCAATTGATATTTATATTTTCCCAATTTGTAAAAACTAAATTCCATGGCAATCTCGGTTCCCAATAAACACGACCATCAATCACTATGTCAAGTGAATATCTGACCAATGATTCTGTTTCTGCAATTTCTTCTACAGCTGTTACATAGCCTCCACCAAAATAAAACATTCCGGCTGTTTGGAATACCCATTTAGTGTATTTTTTAGTGATTAATAAATTGACAAATTGATCATAATTCATCGCATCGCTATAATCCACCAATCCTTCCACCTTCATTGTAACAGATCGTTTACCTGCTATACATTCGGCCCATCCCCCACTATTTTTATTTGTGGTACTTGGTAAATCTAAATTCATTGACAATACAGCATTGGTGCTATGGCCCAAAGCTATATCATTGTTATAAATTACAACATTTGATCCATTATATAATGGCATTTTCTTCTATTGGTGGCACCGGTACCGGTTCCCATGGCAATGGCAATGTAATTACCGGTGGATTTACTAAATCCTCTATTTGCTTGGCTAAATTAATGTCTAATGCCGGCACATCCAATGATTCTTCTAACCATCCACAAACAATGTCAAATGTTAGTTCTGCATAGGGTATGTAGGTATCACCTTCTTTTTGACTATATGTCTGGCATCCGTAAACATCTGCCACATATTCTTCAAATGTGGCATTTCTGCGCCAATGTACATACACTACAAAATCTTTCTCACCTTCATAAGATGGAAAACATTGCATCTGACTGATCACCCATTCAAAGGATAAATCTGTGGTTTTAATTGTTCTATAATTCGACATCATCTATTGTTTCTATATCTTTAAATTTTACCCCTGTAACCCATCCATTTAAAAATGGATATATTTCTAATCCCTCTGGATTGTTTACCACGATTTCATCAAAATCAAATAGTGATAAATTTAGATCCTTACTTTGTTGGTTTAATTTCTTTAAACCATCCTTTGAAAATGAATAACTGCCTTTTTCATTTAGGATTAGATTACCATCTTTGTCTACAGATGCTGCATCTAAACGCAATTCCTCTGCCTTTTCATTGTATTGATCTAAATAGATCTGTACTTTTTTGGCAATTAGGACTAATTTCTTTTGCCCTTTTGTCTTACCATCTTTCGCATTAGTGTTTAAATTGTAAACTAATGTGAATAAATCTGCATAACTTTTTTTCATTGTATTTATTGATTTGATTTATTGCAAAGGTAGAAAAAATATATTCACAAAAATTAAACTATTTTAACGGTTCCCCCATCATTGTAAAGTTCTCCTGCACTTAATCCACCTCCAGATGTTGGCAAATCCATGCTAACTGTTGTTGTATTCATAGCTATTTTAGCTTTAAATGATGATCCTACTAAAATCCCTAATCTTAATGAACTTGTATCTTGTGTGCCAAAAATCCCTGCATAACTAAAAGATGAACTATAACCTATTGCAATTCCTTTTTTTGTGCTTTCATCTTGCATAAATCTTGCAAAAATTTGTATAAAACCACCTGTGCCTCTATATACATCGTTAAACTGCGTAGATGCTGATCTAATAGCATTTAATGTATAACCATTTGTAGTAGAATTAATACCCAAATTACCACCGGAATTATAAATTATGCTATCTCCTAATCCTGTTGTGGATGTCCATAATGGCATAAAATTAGTAGATCCGGATCCTGTAACACCACCTATAGTCCATGATCTATTGGCAGTTAAATCATAAGTTGTGCCATTGATAGTCAATGTCCTTGCATTTGTAACCGGTGTAAATCCCAAAGCTGTTGTAACATTCCCTGATGTCAAAGATAGTGTACCTCCTAAAGTTAGTGATCCTGTTGTGGTAACTGTACCGGTTAATGTTAATCCACTTACTGTGCCGGTTCCACTTACAGATGTAACACCTGTGCTTGCTGATGTTAAAATATTGCCACTTGTATCAAACCCTAAATAGCCTGCAATAGTTCCTGTAAATGCCGTAGCTGATGTGTACGCAGGTGCATTTAATCGGCCTGTTACTTGACCTTTTATATAGTTTACTAATGATCCTAAATCAGTATTTTTTGACATTTTATTTAGCTTTTAATTGATCTAATTCGGATTTTAATTCTTGTACTGCTTTGACTAAATAAGGAACAATAAAATCAGTTTTTAATCCCAACATTCCTGTTTTTTCATCAGATATTGTAACTGCTTGTGGTATTAATTCTTGTACTTCTTGTGCTATAAAACCTAAATTATTTTTTTGTCCATTTATATAATCAAAATGTTTAGGTTTTAATTTATTAACTAAATCTAATCCATTTATAACATTTCTAATATTTTCTTTTACTCTTAAATCTGAATTATATACCCAAGAAGATGCACCAATATAACAAACTCCATCACCTCTAACATATAATCTTAATGATAAATTAGTGGTTCTAACATATAAAGGATAATCTGCACTATTTGTACCTGCAACTATATCTACCCCATAAGATTGACTTGTAGTAGTTGAGCCAACAAATTTAGCTGTCCAATTATTTGCAGTTCCTTCAACACTCAATCTATCTGCTGAATATATTGTATTTGCTATTTGTACATTACCATTAGTTAAAATCCTTATGCGTTCAGATCCTCCTGCATGAAAAGTTAAAGGAGTGTGTCCGGAACCACCTGCTCCAAATTCAGTTCCTATTATTCCTACATTATTATCATGATTTACATAAGTAAAATTTGCATTACCTGCAGCAAAAACATTAAGGCCAGCATATACAGTTGTACTGTTTGATTTAATAGATACAATTCCATATGGAGTAAATGTAGTTCCTATACCAATTTTTCCATCAGATGTTATTGTCATTCTTGCTGAATTCCCTGCACCAAAAATTAAACTTCCTGCTTCATAATTATATACATAAGCATTAACACCATAATTACCTATAAAAAACCCATCCCCATCTGTAGTTCCTGTACTTGCATTTTGAAAAGCTAATCTCGATGTTGTGCCATAAATAACCATTTTAAAATCAGTTGTAGTTGGATTTAATCCTAATCCAATAACCCCTGTGGCAGTTATGCGCATTTGCTCTGTTCCATTGGTACCAAATAAAATTGGTGCATTTTCGTAATTATATACATACGCATTGGCACTATAATTACCTATGAAAAATCCATCACCTGCTCCGGTTCCTGTTGTAGAATTTTGGAATGATAATCGTGAATTGGATCCATATAAAACTAATTTATAGTCTGCATCAGGTACTATTGTTCCTATTCCTACACTTGTTCCATTATCAAATAAAGTACTATTATTTAATGTGGCTGATCCTGTCCATTTAGTAATATAATTAGCCGTACCGGTTCCGGAAATACCTGCTGTAAATGTAGCTGTGTAATTAACCACATCCACAATATCATTTAAAACTGCTCCGGTTCCTAAAACTACTGTGCTTGAATTTGTGGCCGTAAAATCTACTGTGCTTAATCTTGCGCCGTTTATAAATACATCTATTAAACCAACTGTATATCCACCCGTTATTGTAAATGTAGTCTGTCCAGATGTCGCAGTAAATGTGCTTACATTTCTAACTGCTGATGCACCGGCTGAATAATTAGGTACATTTAATGTAGATCCTACCAATGTTGCCGGCCCACTTGTTCCTAATGTTGTTAATGTAGATATTCCTGCTGCAATTGTCCATGATCGATCAGCTGTTAAATCATAGGTAGTTCCGTTAATTGTTAATGTTCTGGCATTTGTTACCGGTGTAAACCCTAATGCTGTTGTAACATTTAAACTTGTTAATGATAATGTGCCACCTAATGTTAATGATCCTGATGTAGTAACAGTGCCTGACAATGTCAATCCACTAACAGTACCTGTGCCACTTACACTTGTAACTGTTCCTGTTGTATTTGATTTATTATTAAACGTATTCCAATCTGTGCTACTTAAATAACCATCTGTAGATGTTGTTGCTTGATTTATTGATATATCATTTGCTGTGATGTTTAATGGTAAATAAGCAAATGTAATTCTATTTGTATAAGCTGTATCCCAATTTGTAGTGTCTGTTGTTGTTGGGATCTCATATCCTGCCGTTAAACTAAAATCACCTGTAGTATTGCTATATGATAAACCGGTAGCACTTGATGATAATTCAGTTAACGAAATAAAACTATATGGATTACTTTCTAAATAATAAGCATTAGTATCTACTGATCCATTAGCTTTCAAAAATTGGCTTGATGTTCCACTTGGTATTTTATAACCGGTAGCTAAAGAATATCCATTAACATTAAATCTTTCAGTTACTGTAGTTGTATTGATTGAAACCCCTGAATTATTATCATAAATCTGACTTTCAATGGCATTATTTGTACCTAAATATTTAATAACAAAATTATTTGTGCCATTAACATTAACCAAAAATGGTAAATCTGCTATGTATAATAATCCACCATTACCCAATGTTAATTGTGATGCGTTACCTCCAACAGTTTTAAATGCCGTACTTAAAACACTTCCATCAACTTGTAATTTATCGACTAAATTGTCAAAATTATCACCAATTAATGCAACACCATTTGACTTGAATAAAGCCATTTGATTACCTGCAAAATTCTGTAATTTAATACTTGATCCACTCGATAAAACACTTAATGTTAATATTCCAAAAATATCTCTTAAAACAGGTGTTGTATCAAACCATAGCGCATTCATGGAAACAGTACCATTTACACGCAATGGCACCCCACTTATTATTGTTGTTGTATTAATTGCAAAATCAGTACCATCAGTAAATAATGTACTGTCATTCATTAATAATGTATCATCGTAATATGGTACATATCCCTGTGTACCAAAAATATTTTGATTTTTCCAAACTGCCTCTAAATCATTATATACTAATATGTCTTTATCAGCTACTGCTGTTAACTCTACATTAGTTCCAAAAATGCTCTGATTTTTCCAAACCTCCTCTACATCATCATATATTAATGCATTTTTATCTGCAACTGATGTAATCAATACATTATGTAATTCATCTAACTCATATCCATTATCTACCTTGACATAAATTTTACCATTATTTGCATGGGCATAAACTACAAAACCCATAATCACCGTATGCTCTGGCGCTATAGGTTTTACATTGGTAATATTTCCTGCTACTGTTGGTGATAAATAAAGTACATCACCATCAGCCCATGTTTCACCTTGCAGATCTCCTGTGGTATCTATTTTTCTAACTAACCCTGATGATGTAATAAAACCTTCTTCATTGTCTAAAATTGTTTCTGTAACTAAACCCAATGTGCCGGCTGATGTTCCATCTGTGGTAGCTAATGCTAAATCTACTTTTAATCTTTGACCTTGCGCCCCACTAATATAAACTGCTTGATAATTTTCCTCTAATAAATCATCACCGGTTTTATTTACTACTCTTACTACTTCTTCTTGACCTACCTGTAATGTAACATTACCGCCTTTTAAAATTAAATCAGCTGTTCCATCTGCATCATTCCACGACATGGTGCCGGCATCCACCGGAATTTCCGTATTAATTTCATTTAATTGAATAAAATCAGAAATTAAACCGTATGTACCTAAATCTAAATCCTGTGTGGCCCCGATATATGGCACATAGCCTCCGCCTCCACCACCACCACCATTCTCAATATTCCACCATATTTTTTCAATAGCTGATAAAATAGTATCGGATGCCGTTACTGTTCCTGTTACTGCTACAAAACCGGTTAATGTGGTGGCTAAAACTCTGCCTGTAGTGAAATATAATCGTGTACCCTCAGCTATGGCTGTTGTGGTAGATCCTATTGGTAGATATAAAGCATTGGCAGCAGCTAATGATAAATAGGTGTTTGAATCTAATGATCCATCACCTTTTAAAAATTGTGATGATGTTCCACCTGTTACTTTATATTGTGATGCTCTTAAAAATCCATTTTGATCAATAAATACACCTGATCCACCACCAAAACCATCTGAAATCTGCTTTTCACTTGCCGTTAATATATCGTTATCTATTAATTTTAATAGCGCTTTGTAGGTATCTGCAACAAGTTTACCGGTTAATGTAGCCATTTAATATTGCCTTTATTTTTTGTGCAATTTAGGCAAAAAAACGTTTAAAAATTTGTTGGCCGATTGCTAACAATACGAGGATAATTAATATCTGATTTACCAATGTTTGAAACCATCCCGATTTTTGATTTTCAGGATCTTTAAAAATGGTTTTAGTGATGTACTTATATTCGGTTCTGTATTGATCTGATTTAACATAAGGATAATAATGCACAATTGCCTGTAATTTGCCTTTCTTTTCGCTTATAATCACTTCACCTTGCTGACCTTTTATTCTTTCTCTAAATGGCTTTAAAATGCCATTAGAATCGCATGGATTTATGATCAATATAGTATCTTTTAATTCTTTATATTCTGTGATTATTTTGGTAATCACCACTGAATCTTTTTGATCAGTGATTACAGGTGATTGCTTTACTGATCTACACGAAAAACTAAAAATGATTAGTATGAATCCTAAATATTTCATGATAAAAAATAAAGTTTTGCCTCTGCCATTCTTCTAATGGTTAATCCGGTTAATGTTTTACCCCCTGATTTATTCCATTTAAGAAATTCATCTTTGATTGATAAATCATTAGGATCCTTATTTACCTTTTTTAATAAGGTAGATCCCTTTAAATTATTTGGCCCCACATTATAGCAAAATGAACATAACGCACTAAATTGATTGCTGTTTATGTCATCCCTACAAAATGAATCCACTGACTTTTGAAATGGCTTTAATAAATCCATCAATAATTCTGTGGCTTTTTGTTCTGTGATTTCCGAATCCGTTAATTTTACTTTGCTACCATCTGGATAAAATGTAGATCCATACCCAATGGTATTAACTCCGGCAGGACATTTGTAAGGTTTAGATTTAAACCCTTCAAATTTCTTAATTAAATCAATTCCTAACTGATTGCAGGATGTTATTTTCACTTTATTGGTTTTGTTTTTTTACTTTATTCTTATTCTTTTGGTTTTGTTTTTATAGGCTTTGGTGATTTACCTATTTTTAAATTGTGATTTTCTTCACGCAAATTTTCAATTTCTATAGTCAATTCATCTACCTTTTTGCTTAATTGATCCACTTTCGCTTCCAATTTTTCATTCATGGCAGTAAACATATCTATAACTTTTTGAGAATTTTCTAACTGTATTGTACTTATATCGGCATTCTCTTTTCTTCTACCTACTATCCATCCTATGAATGCAGATCCTGCTGATGTAACTAATGCTATTATTGTTTCCCTTAATTCCATTATGATAATTGTTGAATTTTATTGCTTATTTCTACTATGCCACGAAAATAGGTATAATCTGCATCCTCATCCA